CTGTCTGACATACCATTAACAACTATATCTACAAACTTAGGTATGATAGGAACAGGAGTCCAGTCTAAATTTAAATAAGATAAATCTCCATCAACTGCTAATTCATTTTTATATTTAGCAATAGGTTGTTCACCTCTTGCGTACAACCTTAACCTATGAAATTCTTGCCATTGATTATAAAATCTACATCCCCCACCATCTTTTCTAAACCACTCATATTGTATAGCTTGACCAACTTGTAACCCAAATTCATCAGTGGCTTTTTTAGCATCACTCGTGAATTGATCTGGGAAGGCTGTTGACTTTATATTTATATTGACTTCTTTCATGTAATTATTTGACTTTTATTGGAGGAATTATTATATCTCGCAAAGTTAATACTTATTTTTGATTTTTCTTTAGACGGTGTGTATAAGTGCTTCTGGTTGGCCATGATAGCTAATCCTGAACTTATAGCTGCATCAAACTTTGTTCTATTGCTAATATCAAATTTAGCCCAGTCTTCTAATGTTTTTCCAAAATACATTACACCCATGTCTCCAGCGTCTCTATAGTCTCCATTAAAATCTATTCCTACATATTTTTCTATGTATGATTCTATAGCAGAAGCATGCGATTGTTTTACGTCTTCAGAAGTATTAGGTATACCTCCTAATTCTCTTTCTGTTTTAGATAATTTATTATAAGTTTTGTCTGGTCTGTTTAAAGAAAAACCTCTGTAACCTCTATTTTTAAAATGATAAAGCAACCTGGGTTTATTGTTTTCACAAAGTATAGGCATACCATAAAATATACAAGCCATTAATACTTCTTCAAAAAATATTTCAGCTGTCTGTGGCCTTGCAATGTATTCTAAAAAAAACTCATTACTTGGAGCGTCTTCCATACTAAATTTAGTTAATCCATGTAAGGCTCCATTAGATCCTTTTCCAACTACCACTCCAGATATATCGTAAGAGTCACAACCAAAAGAACCTATATGTTCGTTCCCTGGTTTTTTAATTCCTCTTTGTGATACAATATTATTTTGTAAATGTGGAGGAGGTGTCCAGCTCACTAAAAATCTTCCATGCTTATTAGGACTCCAAATTACCTCAGTATCTTTTATACCGTTCTTCCAAGAAAAAGATCCTCTTGTTAAATGATGATGAATAATTAAAGAATCATTATAATCTACCTGTTGGTATATTTTAGTTAAGTTAAATATAGACTGCTTACTTTCATCTCTAAATGCATGAGACTCAGTACGAGGAAATTGTCTATAAAATTCATTTAATGCGTCAGCATCTTGCGATAAAGAATCAACTTCGTTTTTCCAATAATCAATAGCGCCAAGAGATATAGGCTCCCCATCAATACCTATTATTGGGGTTTTTGGAGAATGTAATACTGGCATACCATATCTATCTATGTATCCTTCAAAGTTCCATTCCATTGGAACAAACAAACAATACAAACCACTTTTAGTTTGTCCATTTGCATTTCGTTTATTTGGCATAGAGTCTTCATATAAAGATTTAAAATTATTACCACCCTTATCTAAAGCATTAGATGTTGACCCCATCATACACTTACCTATAACCTTACTACCTAATCGTAAACAAGTTTTAGTTACCCTCCAGTTGTTTAATATATTATCAGGCCTTTCCCATTTACCACTTTCATCATGTAATAATAACTGTAGCTTCTCCCCATCATAACTATTATCCCCTGTGTTTTTCCAGTCAATAGTAGTATCTAAACCTTCTAACTCTTCTTCAGCTAAATTGTGCATGTTTTTTTTAGTAATCTTAGACGCTGGAACTCTATAAGCTAACTCTGTTTTAGGCTTATCCATACCATCTTGTATAGGTTTAAAAAAGAAAGGATAGTTGTTAGATATTGGAACTACTTTATCTGTAAACATTTTTTTAGCATCTGATCCAGATTTTGAAAGTATTCCTATACGAGCATCTTTAGTTATAGTAGCCTGATTAACACCTTCACACGAGCTCATAAATGAAAATCCTGAACGCCTTATTTTTAAATAACACATTCCAAAACTTCTTTTATCTGCCTTACATGCTTCCCAAAAAATATAGAATATTCTATTTGCTTCTCTAAAGTCTGGATTACCAACATCAATCTTAGTCCACTGTAAATACATATAATGAGTACCAGTAATATAAGTAGGGACACCATTATTCATAAACCAATATCCTTGTTCTCTTCTATTAAACTCTTCTTCTATATAGTCAACCCATTGAGACTTAAATGTATCAGGGGTTTCGTGCCATTGAAATATAGACTTTACCCTGTTTAATTCTTTAGATATTGGATGCGCTTCCCAGTACTGCTCTTGTTTATCTTTAGATCTTTTATATATATTTTTAGGAACTTTTGGAAGTGCAATCCTTAATCCATTTATATCAATCACACTTTCTATCTGTCCTGTTTTTGATATTACAACAACATCATACTTTTCATTATAACCATAGAGCCATGTCCTTGCTCTGTTCTTATTTGATATAACAGAGTTAGGAATAACTTTACTTATTTCTTTATATAATTTATTTTGATCTTGACTCTGCAAATCCTTTAGGTGTATTATTTTTCTTTTCTGCAACGTTTCCATTAAGCATTGCTCTTTCTTCTTCTATTCTTTTAAGTATTTCAAAAGCATCCATAATACAAAGCTTCTTAGTAGCAGCCGCATTTTTTAATCTATCAGCAGCCAACGGATCTTCAGACTCATACTTTATTATATCTTCTTTAGCTACTTTGATTAATTGTTTAACAGCTTTCTCTCCTGCCTTTATTATTTCTTCTTTAATTTCTTTAGTATCCATTACTTAAATTTATAAAATATTACATAAACTTCTCTGCCTTCTTTCCAAGATGTATTAGGAAATTTACTATGAAAGTAATTAGAAGGGTAAGATAAAATTCTATTTTGCTGATACCCCACTACAGATGAAAGCCTCCATTTCTCCAGCATCTCAGAATCTTCAGTAAGTAATAAATCAAATTCTTTATCGCTAATATCCATAGGTAATTCCTTACCATATACATCGTGTTCATAAAAAGCAGTCCCATGTAAATCTTCTAATTCTCTTGGAGACATATATAAAACAGCAGCCCTATCTGGACGCTCTCCTTTTATCTTAGCGTCTGCATGTATTCTCCAGTCATCATCAAACTCAGCATTAGACATTCTAAAAAAACTTAATATATTATATAGTTTCTTACCTTCAAACTTAGATAGTTTATTTAATACATAATTATCAAACTCTTCGTTAGACTCTTGAATATAAAAATTTTTATCTCCAGCTTTTTTCTCAGTCCAACTTCCTTTTTTTAAATAGTTGTTAGCTATTTCAAATAATTTTTTATCTATAAAATCATCCAGTATATATATCATACAATCATTGTTATGTTATTAGTAAACATTCTATATAGCTTTTCATCATCTACTGTAAAAGGATATTCACTGTCAGGGGTAAATGATATTTGATCCCCTTCCTTTACACCTAAATCTAAAAGCTCTTGGTTAATATATTTAATAGTTCCAAATAAAGGTTCTTCACTGCCTCCCTTAAAAATATAAGAATCTGTAAGTGGAGCTGGCTTTACAAAACAATACTTTCCATGGGCCTTCCATTTTCCTTTTTGTTTGTATAAAAAAAACTGTTCGTTATCTACTAAGAATAAGTTTTCTTTTAAAAAACTTCTACCACTTTTTTCTCTTCCGTACATATCATAATAAAACTTAAATACATTATGATGTACTAATAAAGTATCTCCTATTTCTATAGGTCCTTTATAATTAATAGGTAAGGAGACTACTTCTGAAAATCTATTAGAAGCCTCATGATCTTCTTGTGAAGAGCTGGTGATAAATTCTACACCGCTTATACTTTTAATATTGTCATACCTCCTGTTGTTTAAAGGTTTAACAATAAAGTTATATGGAGACCTCATTAGAAGTTTATGTTAAATTCTAAAGATATAGGTAGTGTACTTAAAAATTCTTTCCACATATATATCTCATCATTTCTCTGTATCCAGATCTTATAAGACCTTTCACTTCCTTGAATTAAATGTATTGTATGTGAGCCGCCTAAAACTTCTTGACCGACTATGTAGTGCATTGCTCCAGACTTATAGTCAGAGCCAATTGATATTTTTCTAATGTCCATTTCATTTAATTTAATTATATATTATTATGGCACATTTTGTTCAAACGCCATATTTACATCCATTAATAGTTTAGGTTTCCAAGATATAGCAGTATCTGTTCTTCTCATAGTCATAAAAACTGCATCTCCAACATTAATATTTTGATTGCCCGTAATAGTTACCGTAGCACAATTAATAGCTGTTGCTGATACTGATATATCAGTAGAAGATATTGGTAACATAGAAGATGGAGTACACTTAGGGCCTGTTATTTTCCAGAACTCAACATTAATATCTGCATCTGCAGAAGTTGTAATTGCTAAATCAATTTGACAAATAGTCGCCATAGAAAGATATGTCTGACAACGTGTATTTGTATTTTTAAAAATTTGTCCTGCTAAAAAATCTTGCACACTATATATTGTTCCTGAAGGAATGTTAGGTAGTGGATTGTGAATAGCATTTGTTCCATAACCAACTGCTAAATCAAGATTACTATTTAATGTGTAATATATATTATTAGTCATTGAAACTGTATTATTTATATAATACCTTTCGTTAAATATAAATCCACTTAATTGAGCAGCGCCTCCTGTTGCTGCTATTGTCATCTGTGAAGCACTATTTCTGGTAATAGTAACGCCTGTTCCCGCTGATAAAGTTACAGGGTCTGCTGTACCGTCACTTCCTGTTAATGTAATATTTGTAGTTCCAACAGGTACATCTAAGTCGTATGTAGTATTTGTTCCTGCTGCTGAAGACCAAGCTAAGGCTGTACCTGTAGAGGTAAGAACTTGTCCTGCTGTCCCAACACTTGCAACGCCATCTTGAATTACTCCTGGTATAGCTGTAGGTACGGTTAAAGAAGCTGAACCTGTTAAGGTAATAGAAGTAGTAGAAGTAGCTCCTACTGCTAAAACGTTATCTAAAGTACAACACGCTGGCGGGGTTATCCAAGACAATCCTGTTCCTGTTGATGTTAAATATTGACCAGCCGATCCTGATGATGATGACCCATCTTGTATCGTAGCAGGCTCTATAAATCCTGTTAATGTAATATTTGCATTTGCTCCTGTAGCAGAATTCCCTGCTGTCAATACTTGTTGCAATGTTTGTGCTGATGCAGATGATGTTATCCAGGAAACACCCCCAGAACCTGTTGATGATAATATCTGCCCTGCTGTCCCTGTTGTAACCCCATCATATAAGCTTCCTGACAAAGCAATAGCAGCTGTTGATGATGTAGTTCCAGTAGCGCTAAAAGTATTGTTTCCGCTAAAAGTATTTGTTCCTGCAGAAGAAATATTATTACTTGATCCAAATGTCCACGTGCTTGTACCGCTTAGTGTAACACTCTGACCAACCGATGTAGCTCCTGCTGCTAAAGTATCTTGTAGATTACAACATGATGTAGATGGTATTGTGCTACTCCATTCTACTCCTGTTCCTGCTGCATCTACTGTTAACCACTGACCAGCTGTTCCTGTACTACCTGTACTATCATTAATTTGACCTGTAGTATTAAAACTTAATTGTGTGGAATTAATATTTACTTGGCCAGTAAAAGTACTTGTGCCTGTGTTAAGTAATGTAGCAGGAGTTATTATTTGTAACTGACCTCCTGCATCTTTTATTTCTAATGTATTTCCACTAACAATAACTTTTTGAGTGGCAGTATTTCCAACAGTTAAAGAGGCATCCCAGCTACTAACTGAAGTTGAAGGACTTGGTATCCACGCTAAACCTGTTCCAGTTGAACTTAATATTTGACCCGATGTCCCTGTACTACCTCCTGCTGTTATAGTAGTTGGCTCTACAGTACCAAAAACAATTATGTTACCTGTAAGAGTAATATTTTGTGTGGCAACATTACCTGTGTCTAAAACTGATTGTAAATCTTGAGCAACACCTCCTGCGCCTACTATATCACTTACTAAAAATGTAACTGTTTCATTATTATTATCAACATCAGTACCTATCAGTAAATCGCTTGCTGATGGAAGTACCGTAGGGTATGCAGTAGTGTTTTCAATTTTTGCCATATCTTTATATTTCTACTATTCTATATTGTAAGTTTATTGTTATCGTCCCATCTCCTAAAGTAAACACGCCTCCAAAAGTAGAGAAAAGAAGAGGGTTGTTATCTGTAACTGTATTAACGCCTGTTAACTGCATGTTATATGCATAGGAAGCTGTAGCTGCTCCTGTTAAGTCTGTTGAATTTACAGTTGTATAAATAGCTGTACCGCATACAAAACCTGGGTTAGGGGTAGTATATGAATATGCTGTTGTGTTGAAAGTATTTGTAATAACTAAAGATCCAAAAGGAACTATAGCTTTACCTGCTCCTGGTGCAGGAACTATAACTACAGGATGGGTGTGTAGGTTAAGAATTTGAGATTTACTCAATGTTACTGAAGCTATACCACCACCATTAATATTTTGAAAATTAGATACCTTACAAGTCTTAGTCGCATTACTATCACTAACATCTGTTAATATTAATAAATCATCAGAGGTTGGTGTTATAGTAGGATAGACTGTAGTATTACTTATTTTCGACATCTTTTTCTTTTTGTTTTATTTCTCCTGTTTCAAGATTAATTACAGAATCAACACCATACTTTTCCATTAGTGCTTTCTCTAACATTTGAAACTCTGTTTTTAACTCTTCTACTCTTAAGCAAATCCCATGCTTTTGTAAGCTTAAGTCTCCCAACTGTGTTTTAAATTTATTAAACTCAGTGTTTAACTCTTGTAAACTTGCTAATTCTTTTTCATCAATTTTTTTTTGTGCACTCATTTTTATTAAATTTTATTTGTAATTAATTTTTACAAAGATAATAAAAAGATTGGGATGTGTTTTATTTGTTTTCTTTACTACTACCTCCAAAAAAGAAATCAACTATAGTATTAACTTTAGCCGACATAGCTCCAAATACGGTAGATATAAAACCTATTTCGTATTCAGATAAAACAACTTCGTGTAGAACAAAGTATTTAAACATAGTATATGTAAGTAAGAAGTATGCTATAGTAAATAATGCTGCTAATATTTTCTGAATGAAAGCATCGTCTTTATATAAAGATCTTGCGTCTTTACGATCTTCTACTTCTTTATTGAAAGCTTCTCTTTCTGCTTCCAACATTATTCTTTTTATTTCAAGCTTAGCCTTATCACGCTCTTCGTCTGTTGTGATTATTTCATCTAATATTCCCTCAGCATTCTCAACAACTTTACCAAAAAGACCTCCTAATAAATTTTTTATCATCGT